TGGAAAACGTGTCAACCGGCAGACGACTGAAGGCGCTGAACATCCCGGCTGGGTTGGCCGCGGGCTGGGTCACAACTGACACGTCGTAGATTTCGGTCACGCGGGCGAACCGTTCCCCTGCCCGATCCTCCGGCACGCCGGAGAAGGTCAGGCTGAGACCGAACTGGTCGGGCATGAGACCGGCAAGATTAGCGACGTAATCGGCTTTCTCGCTGTTGAGGAGCGTGAGGTCACCCATGAGGCGGCTGCCCTCAATCCGGAAGTTTTCGACGTAGCCCAGGATGTCCATGACCTGCTGGGCGCCGTGGCCGTTAGTGACCTTGATCCGGCCCATGGACTGGGCGACGGACAAGGCCTGCTGCAGGCTGGTTTCGTCGATTAAAAGGTTATGCCCTTTGGCCTCGCCGGCCGTCAGGATGGAGACGTTGTTTAGCTTGGTGGCCATATCGGCCGGCCAGCGTCAACTACACCTTTTTCTTTTTGGCGGGTTTGTTTTTCAGGCCTATGGCTTTGGCCACCATGTCGGCCTCTTTGTCGGAAAGTGTAAAATCAGGGTCATCTTTCATGGTGAACGCTTCTACCTTTGGTTGGACGATCTCCACCTGCGCCTGCATGGAGGCAGACTCGGTGAGGACTGAGGTAAGCTCTGCCGGGTTAATTTGTTGATCTTCCTGTTTTTGGTCATCCGGTTGTTGAATGGAGGACTGTGTGGCAATTTTATCCGCGTCCTCTTCAGTCAGGCCGTAAATACTGACGAGAATTGTGACGGCCTGCTCCTTAGAGATTTGCCCGACGGCCAGGCTTTGCAGGATGCCAAGCAGGCTGCTGGCGGCTCCAGCTCCGATTTTGGTGATAAGCGCATCAGGGCGAGTGCCGGCCCCTCCGGAAACGTAAACTTCTTCGGCTTTGCGCTGATCTACCTGTTCCTGCCAATCGAGGCCAAGCTCACCAAAGTAATCAGCCAATGTGGAAAGGCCGGCCTTATAGTCCTCGCGGGCCTGCATGGCCTCGCGGCCGGCATCCACGGTGAGGCTCTTGGGTGTCTGCCAAGAGACGCGGTCGTAGTCTTTCACCTCGGGCAGGTCGCCGGCTGTGATGGCGCGAGCGATGAAGTAGCGCCAGGCGCGCTGGCAGAAGCGGTCAATGAGCAGGCGCTGCCGCTGCTCAAAACGGCGTTGAGCCTTGGCGACGACAAACCGCATCCCGGCCCCGCCTACGGAGGCCGGATCGTAAACAAACTCGGGCGGTAGGTTGAGACCTAGAGCGATGTCACGGATAAGGAACTTGGCGAAGTTTTCAAAGTTGGACCCGGGGCGGGTCGGGGAAAGGTTCTCGATCTTTTCGCCTGGAGCCAGGCGCGGGATGTTGGCGGAGCTGGTAATCTCCTCGCGGGCCACGTCGTTGCCAGAGTCCCGTTCCTGTATCTTGCCAAAGAATCCGCCGGTGTTCGCCAGCGGATCTCCATCCTGGCTGACGATGACGGCGGCGATGGAACTCTGAACCTTAAGCGCATCTTTTTCAAATTCTGTGACCAGCTTTAGATCGCGCAGGTGGTTCAGTGCACGGGCCAGGGCGGAGGCGCCGCGAATCTGGTCGGGCCGCTCCAGCTCCATGAGATGAACGACGAGCTCGGCTGGGATCTTGCGGTACTGGTCGTTGGTTTCTACGAGGTAGGCGGTGGGCTCGCCGAGCTTGCCTAGAAACACGCCGTCGCTGGTGCCGTAGTCGTCACCATCGCAGACGCGGTGACCTTCAACGACCTGTAGTTTCCCAGAATCGGTCATAACGACAAACACGTCCCCGTCCACGTCGATGGAGCGGGAAAGCGCCATAAGGAGATCGGTCCAAGTCATGCGGCCGGTCACCTCGGGTGCTGGGGAAATTACGTCTCGCCAGTACGCCTCGGCCAGCTTGCCGAACTCTTGGTCGGTTCCGCGGTACTGCGGACGCAGGCCGGGGCCGATGGAGTAGGCGGCAATGGAATCGACGGCGCCTTTGACGAGACCAATGTTCCGGTACATGTGGCGGGCGAGCTTAAGGAGCTCTGTCCTGGTGGATTCCGTCAGATCAATTTTGGAATCACGAGCGTGGGCCCCGTAGATGATTGGCCGCTTGCGTGAAAAACCTGCGCCCTCGTAAGGCTGGAACGTTGAGATTCCACCGCCGTAACCTGCGGCAAACGCCTTTACGCCGGCTCCAATCCGCTGCACCAATGAGACGGGTCTAGGCGTCATAGATGTTGGTGAAGGAACCGGTGGTGCGAGAGACACGGGCGCCTTGCAGGAAATCGATCGCCGCCTGAAAAAGTGTGACGCGCTCGGTGGGTTTCATGTCGATGGCAAAGCTGGCGGACTGGCCTCCGGCCGAACTGCCCACCACCGACCTGCCTGAATCAACACCGGACATGGCTGAATCGCGCATGGATTCAAGGGCAACAACGGCAGAGGCCGTGACCCCGGACGCTTGTTTCAGCTCATTCAGGGCAACAGCCCGCGCTAATTCGCGGGTATAGGCGGCCATCGAAGGGACTGGACAGTGTCAACGGATGGCATAAGTTAATTATATGGAGCTGACGGACATCACTGTCCCGGTTTTGGAGGCTGTCGGAGACTTTTTTTCTAATGATTTTGCTTATGTGGGAGGTACCCTGCTGGTTTTCGTGCTGATTGGGGTGTGGGCCGGCATTCAGGTGCGGGATTGGCGCAAAGCCTTACGCATGAAAAAAGAGGGGGATTTGGAGCTAAAGCAGGCCGAGCTGCAAATTCAGCATCAAATTTTGGAACGCCTAAACGATCAGAGCATCAGCGACGAGGAGCGGTCGGCGCTTCTTCAGCAGCTGTCCCGTCCTGGCCGGAATTAGCCTGCTGCTCGGGAAGGTGCTCGAGGAGCACCAAAATCAGCTTCTCGCAATCGCCTAGGTGGTTTGCTCCCACCCTTTCCCAGACCAGCTCGCGCTGGCCAAACTTCATGCGGCGCTCGGTAAGGCGTTCGTTGGTAAGCTGGCTGATGTAATCGCGTCCGACGTTGCGCGGCAGCCACCAGTCCGCGCCGGCACGCTCTTTAATTTTGTTGATGTAAAGGCGCTCCTTAAAGACGTTGTCGTCGTACTGGGCGAGGATCAGCTTTCGGCCAAGGTGCTCAATGATTTGGCGCTGGGCCACCTTGCGCATGGGCACCCCTGCCCTGCCTTTACTGGCCCAGAATTTTCCGTTGGATTTGATGACAAACTCATAGACGCCGCCGGTCCGGCGGGCGGCGTAGCCTGAGTCGACAAGGCCGCCGCGGCACTGGTAAACGTCCTCCGGCTGGCCGCGGAGGGGGTACTTGTGGGCAAACTTTTCTAGGGCCAGATCCCAGCCGATGATCTGGCCGTAGTCCACCAGGGCGGACCATGGGCGATTGGCGTGCATACCGTGGGCCCGGATCACGTACCACAGCTCTGACTGCTGCACATCGATCGACATAAATAGTCCGTCCGGTGGCAAAGGAATTTCACCCAGCAGATACTCTGGGCTGGCTTTAATAATGTCCTCAACCAAGGTGGGCTTAATCGTGGCGGCATTTGGCGTCCATGGCTTAGCCAGGTAGCTGTTCACAAAATGATGCAGCCCGCGGATGCTTTCCTTGTCCTGGATAAACATGACCGCGAGCTCTCCCCATGTTTTGTGGGGACTATAAAGGGCGTTTAGGTGATAGCTGCGGCGGCCAAGTTCGCCCTGAGCAGTTGGCTTCCACTTGCCGTGGCGCATCATTTCGTTTCGTTCGCTAAACGGGATCTGCCTGCGGCATCCCGGGCACTCGTAGTGGGCAGTGGCCCGGATTTTATCAAAATCCCAAAGATTATTTTCCGAGTCGTACGCGTCTGGCGCCCAGCGCACGCCCTCCCACTCTAGGTTGAACTGATGATGGCATTGATTGCATGTGATCATGTAGTAGCGCTGATCACCGCGAAGAAATTCTGTCCAAATGTTGATCCCGCTATCTACGGTTGGAGTGCTTGCCTGCACATATAACCAGTGAGGGAAAGATTCCATCCTGGCACCAATCAGCTGCAGTGGGGCCGCCTCCTTGGTGTTCCAGTCCGGAAACTTGTCGATCTCGTCGGCTATGCTCATGCCGACACTGCGTGAACTAAGATTGCTCTCAGAACCCGCCCCCACCCACCAGACCGTGCCAGATCGGAACCTCTGCTCGTCCAGCTTCATCTCGTCGTCGTTATCTGGGCACAGCCTGCTTAGGCAGGCATTGCTTTGCACCAGCTCCATCCATCGGTCCGCGCTGATAGACCGCGCCAGCTTTAGCGACGGCAGTACCACCATGCAGGGTGTGGCGCGGTTGGTTAACCGGTGCGCCAACATAAGCTGCAGCGCTGTGCTTTTTCCGCACTGCACTGCAAAACATAGCGTAAGCTCATGCACCCCGGGGGCTGTTGCGCTG